CTGGGAAAGTTGCAGATTTACCGCTAGAAATACTTCTAACCATTTCTGCACCTTGAGTTACTGAAGCTCTATCAAAAGAAGTAAGTACTTCTCCCGCAAAAACTTTCAGAAACAGAGCGTCTTCCGAACCACCTGCATTTACTCTTCCAACTGATACTGGACTTGCATTTGCCATAGTGTTCTCCTATTTGTTATGACGTTTATTTATAAAAGCCTCTACATATGTTTCAGTTTCACATTCAAGATTGTCACCCGCAGGTGGTCAAGTTATTACACTTTATTAAATATGTGTTGGCAAGTTGCCCCCTAAAAAGGGTGCACAACTATCTACACTTCCATTTACGTAATGCTAAAGCTTTTCTTGTAGGTTGCCCATTAGGTTTTTTCATAGCACCTTTAACTCCAGACATACGTGCACAAAAACTAGCTCTACGTTTGGCTGCTTTTGAACCTCTTTTTACTTTTCCTGTAACTGGAGCTTTTAAATTAGCACCAGTTTTTCTTTTAAAATATCTCCTTCCGGCAGCGTTCAAACCACCAGAAGGCGACTGATATTTTTTAGCCGGCATTACTTTTTCTTAGCTGTCTTTGCCGCTCTTTTAAATTGTTTTTTAGTTGGTGCTCCTTTAGCTCCAACCTTACGCATTTTTTCACCAGAACCCGCAGCGATACGTTTACGTTTCGCATGGATGTTAGCGTATAGTCCTCTTTTAGCCATTACTTCTTTTTAGCTTTCATTATTTTTTTCTGTAATGCAGCAGGTAATTTTTTCTGTGCACCTTTTAACATTTTTTTGCCTTTAGTTTTTTTCTTTCCGTACATATTATATCTCCTATAAGTTACTGTTAGCTAGTTTATTTTTAACTTCGTTTTGATATGCTGTATCTTTAGCATATCTAGGGTCAGCCATAGCCTCTGTTACTTGAGCCCATGATAAGAAACCCTGTTCTTGACTTGGTTGTGCTTTACCTTCTACAAGTTTAGGCTCAACACCATTAGCTCTTTCAAATTGACTTTTAAGTGCATTGACAGCTAGTTTAACTGTGTCCATGTCACCACTGTTTACCGCTTTATTGTAAGCAGTTTTCTCACCTTCAGTCATATTTTTAGAAGCCCAATCAACCATCTCTTGATATGTTTCATCACCACCAACAGTAGATTTAATTTCATCTGCTTGTGTTTTAGCAATAGCTTCTTGACCTGCAATATAACTATCTACATATTCTTTTGAGATGCCTACTTTTTCTAAAGCTTCATAAGATTTTGTATCTAACTCACCTTTTTCAGCATACTCTGCTTGTAATGCAGACATATCTAAACCGGCACTATCAACAGCTTTTTCAGCTATTTCTAAATTGTTATCAGATTTAGGAGTTGCTTTATTAACTGGGTCTACTTCTTCTTTTGTTTCTTGAGATTGTCCACCAAGTTTTTTTTCTAACTCTGCATATGACTTTGCTAAATCTTCAACACTGTTGAATTTTTCAGGTAAGCCTTCAGGTTTACTTTGTGCCGACTGTGTCTCGTTTGTTTGTTCTTCTGGTTTTTCAATACCAGTTTCTTCTTCCTGTATTTCTACTTTATCTACCATCTAATTATCCTTCTTGTGATTGTTTCATAGCACCTTGTACTGCGGGTGCTATAGCTTTTTCAGCCATCTGCATCATCTGTTGATTTTGCATTTGTTCTTCTTGTTCAGCTTGCTCTTGTGCGAGTTGTTCTTCAGACTTAACAAGACCTTCCGTATCAATACCTAAACCAGTAGCAATACGTTTAATTAAATCCTGAGTGTTTAAACTCTGTACTACAGCAGGATTTACTTGCGCTAAGTTTGCAATCTCAGCAACAAATTCTCTTAATTTTTGTAAATCGTTTCCTCTACCCAAAGCTTCAACACCTGTAATAATTGTAGGCTTAACAGAATTTTTAGGTAATGAAGGTATCTCATTTGCTTGAGACATACGTTTCATTAATATGGTCACCAAAGGTAATTGAAATTCTTGTGATAGTAATGAATATATACCACCCATAGCAGTTTCTAATTGCTGTGCCATGTATCTAATTTCTTGTGCTGTTACTCTTTCAGCATCTCTTTGTATAGCTGTATTTAATAAGAAAGCATAAGATAATCTTTCTTCTAATTTAGCAATACTTCTTTCAACTACTTGTAAGTCATATTGTTTCTGTGCTTGTAATACTGCTACATCATCTGCACTACCAGTAATTATGTCACCATTTCTAGTATTAGCTAAATCTTTTTTTCTAGTTACAGAATTTGGTCTAACCATAAATACTACTTTAGAAGATGCAGCTGCACTTTCTACAAGTGCTTGAGATAAACCTTCTAATGATTTTAAATCACCTAGAAACTCTTCTACATAACCACGCCCATAATCTTCATTATCTACTCTTACCATTCTTAATGCTTGATATGGTAAACTATCTATAGGGTATGTACCTTGTGAGCTTTCAATTTTAACACCTTTAACTTCTTGACAAGTGTAAAATTCTTTATCGTTTAATTTGTAAATGTGTGTGTAAAGTTCACACTCTTCATCTGGTTTGTAATCTTCAAATTGAGAAATTCTTTCTAATGTATCACCATCTAAGTATGTAGGATGAATAGTTTCTTCAATTACTATTTCTACAATGTTACCTGAAGCATCTCTTTTACATACAAAATTTGTTAAAGGAAATACTCTCATAGTTCCTTTTTTAGGTAAGTAAGTTAAAACGTTACCTGCTACAATTAGATGTTTTAATGCTTCAAACACACTAACTCTTAAAGCAAGTTGTTCTATTTTACTTGAAACTTCTCTTTCAATAGTTGCTAAAGATTTTTCTACTTCAGACTTAATTTCTTTTTGTTGGTCTAAATCTCTTTTAGCGTTGCCTGATACTGATAATCTAAAAAATGGGGAATTGGGTGGAAGCAAAAGTAAAAGAAGTTTACTTGCTAAGTTGTTAACGCCTCTTGCGCCAACTGATTGAAATGGATTATATAAATCTGTAGAAGAATGAAAACCATCTGGTGGTAAAAGTGAAGGTATAGTTAATTCACTACACTCTTGTCCTCTATCTAAAAAGTGTTCTCTGTGTTGTTTTAATGTTTCATATCGCTCTTTAGCGCTTTGTTGTAACATATTGTTATATTGCATTAATTAACTTATATTTAAACCAGATGTAGTAGGAATGTTTAAACCAGAAGACGTTTGTAAAGCAGATGTTCCTCTTTTCTTTTTCTTCTTAGTTTGCATTTCTTTGTCTATATCTACTGCTGTTTCTACTTTAGGAGCTTTATCCTCTTCAATAGGAGCTGCCGGCGGTGGAGCAGGAGTAGGTGCAGGTGTTTTAGGTGTTGACATACACATAATTATTTTTCTGTCCTCTCTTTTAACATGTTAATAAACTTAACAACATCACGTTGACCTGCTTCAAAGTATATTTTATTAGTATTATCTGTTAAAACAGGAGACTTTTCAGGATAAACTTTGTTTAAAAGCTTAACTAACTCATCTACTGTTGCAGGTAAAACTAAATCTTCTTGGTCAATCATATTGTTTTCTTCTAAAAAGGGCACTTTAGTCCCACAAGCTTCCTGTTATAGTTCCTTTGTTGTATTCTGTAGCTCTGTTCTCAAAGAAATTAGCATGTTCTACACCATTTAACACCCAGTCTAACCAACCTAATGGGTTATCTTTTACACCATAATTAGGTTTTAAAGACAATTGTAATAGTCTTCTGTCAGCAATGTATCTAATATATTGTTTAACTTCTTCTGCTTTTAATCCTCTAATACCACCCATAGAAAATGCTAAATCAATAAACTTATCTTCTAAGTCTACCATATCTCTACATGTTTGATAGATACTTGCTTTAAATTTTTCTGTCCAAATATTTGGGTTTTCTTTTATTAATTGATGAAACAACTTAATCATGCTTTCAACATGGTGTGTCTCATCTCTGATAGACCAAGTTACAATCTGACACATTCCCTTCATACGTCCATATCTTTGGAAGTTAAGAAGCATAACAAATGATGCAAACAACTGTAACCCTTCACCAAATGCAGAGAAACAAGCTATCTCTCTAGCCATACCCTCTAGTCCTTTACCTTTAGATGTAAACAAATATTCGTGTTTATTAGCCATCTCTTTGTATTCTTGAAATGCTTTATATTCTTTATCAGGTAAACCAATAGTATCATTTAATAATGAATAACTATGTGCATGATTAGCTTCACTGGTTGCTATAGAAGACAACATCATTCTAACTTCTGGTGCTTTAAATTTAGGTATATACTTATCTAAATAAGCTTGTGCTATATCAACATCCCCTTGAGTAAAAAACTTTAATATTTGTCCTATAAGATTTTTTTCTTCTGGTGTTAATCTTTCATTCCAGTCTCTCACATCCTCGTGTAATGGTACTTCGCTTGGAAGCCAATGCATTTTTTGTTGCATGTCGTAAGCTTCAAAAGCCCATCCATAATCAAATGGCTTGTAGTAAGTTCGTTTGTCAAATAAACTCATATCTTTTTTTCTAACTCCTTAATGTAATCTTCTTCTTCTTTTGGTAACTCTTCTTTAGTTTTATCTTTACCAAATATACTATCCCAATTTTCTTTAAACTTTTTAGATGGAATATGTTTTCCGTCTCTTATTTTATAACTATTAAAACCCATGATATAATTCTACTCCTTCTATAATAATTATGATTAATAACTCTATGGCTAAGATAGTGTGATATACTGTCCATAGCACAGATTGTTTTGCTTTCTTTTTTTGTTTTTTCTTTTTTAATGGTTTATAATTAACACCATCAAATAAACTACTGTCTGTCATTTTATTTTCCTATATGCAATCACATATTGTGTTGGCTACTGCTAAAATAAATACATATCCCATGTAGCCACACAACAATCCAATTAATAATTTTTCAAACCAACCCATTATCCCTCACATGCTAAACAATCAGCTTCAGGTATAATTGTTCGTTCTACTTTTTTTGATACTAATTCAGCACGTTTGATAGCTTCTGAACGACAATAATACAAAGTCTTTAACTTTTTCTTCCAAGCCAACATATGCATGTCATGTAATTCTTTAATGTTTACATCAGCAGGTACAAATACATTTACTGATTGTCCTTGACAAATATGTTTTTGTCTGTCTGCCGCATGCTCAACTATCCATTGTTGATTTATTTCTATTGCTGTTTTAAATATATCTTTTTCATTATCAGAAAGAGCATCTAAATGTAATACTGAACCTCTGTTTGCTAAAATAGAAGTCCATGTTTCTTCATTGTTAATACCTTTTTTATCTAATAATTTTTCTAAGTATTTATTTTTAACTAGAAAAGAACCTGACATTGTTTTTTGTACATATGCATTTGCTCTGTATGGCTCTATAGATGGTGATGTTGTACCACAAATAATAGAACTAGAAGCATTAGGTGCTATTGCTAACAGGTGTGCATTACGCATACCAGTTCCTTCCATGTCTGGAGCTTCACCTCTTTTTACTGCTAGTCTTTTACTTTCTTCTACAGCTTGTTCTTTAATTGTTTTAAATATTTTCATGTTTAATGATTTAGCAAGTGCACCTTCAAAAGGTATTCCTCTTGATTGTAAATAAGCGTGAAAACCCATAGCACCTAAGCCTAAACTTCTTTCACTGTTTGCACTAAACTTAGCTCTAAACAATTCATCAGGTGCTTTGTCAATAAAATATTGTAGTACATTATCTAAGAACCTAACTAAGTCAGGTATAAATAAACTATTGTTCTTCCACTCATCATACTTTTCTAAATTAACAGAAGACAAACAACAAACAGCTGTTCTGTTTTCATCAGTAGCTAGTGTTATTTCTGTACATAAATTAGAATGATTAACTTTTAATCCTAATTTCTTTTGTGTTTCAGGTAATGCATCATTTACTGTATCAATAAATGAAACATAAGGCTCACCAGTGGCAACTCTTGTTTCTAATATTTTTAACCACAAATCTCTAGCTGATACTGTACGTACTACAGCTTTTGTATGAGGGTCAATTAAATTCCAACTGTCATCATACGTAGGTTCTTTAATACAATTATCTATTAACTGCATAAAGTCATCAGAAATATTTACACCATGATGTAGGTTAAGACATTTTCTATGTACATCACCACCACTAGGTTTTCTCATTTCTAAAAATTCTATTATCTCTGGATGTGATATATCCATGTATGCCGCATAACTTCCACGTCTTGTTTTACCTTGAGAGAACGCAAGTATCTCACTGTCAACTACGTGTAAAAAAGGTATTGAACCTGAAGACTGTGAACCACCAGAAGTTTGTGTTCCATCACTTCTTACATGTCCCCAATAACCACCGATACCACCACCAACAGAAGCAAGCCAAGCGTTTTCTGTATAGTGTCCTGTTAATCCTTCTCTACTATCACCTACGTAATTTAAGAAACATGAAATAGGCATACCTCTTTTACTACCGGCGTTAGACAAAACAGGCGTAGAATACATAAACCAAAGTTTAGATGCATAATCATATATACGCTGTGCCATCTCATCATTATCAGAAAAAGCTTTTGCTGCTCTCATAAATCCTTCTTGCGGTGAAGTTTCTTCAGGCAATAAATATCTATCTTTTAATGTGGTCTTACCAAAATCAGTAAGTAAATTATCTCTTTCGTAATCTATCATTCTTTTGTTT